ACCTTATTCTTCATGCCAGTCTTTTTTTAATTGCCTATCTAACTTCGTTTTCATTCTGTTCATCTTGTGCTCAAGCCTTCCAATCTGCTTATAAGATAACCACTCCGGCTTGATGTTCAACTCCAGCCAGTACTGGCGCATTTCCTTGCAATGCCGGGCGATGCTCGGGAAATAGAGGTGTCGCTCGTATGGGTTGCGAAGGAAGTACTTGCAATCGGATAGCATACGACCAAGCATCATGTATTTATGCTTTTGCCCTTCTCCAAGACTGACAAGCCTTCCGTTGTCCCCGATCCACAGCATTACGTCCTCTCCCTTCCAATTAAAGTTGAAAGCCTTGCTTACCGGATAATAATAGCCATAGAGCACCGTACCTTCCTTTAGGTCTCGCCCAATCTCTCGCAGGCAGGTTCTTCCCCAGCTGGTCGTTACCTCGACCACTGCTTGTGCTGGTATCTTGTCGTATTCCTTCATATCTTGCCAAATTTAAATTTCTCGTTCTAAAATGTAATAATCAAATGTAACTCTGCCTATCTTAACCTTGAAGTGTCGGTATCCTTCTTCCAGCATTTCTGCGTGTAGGCTGTTTCTGAAGGTTTCCTTAATTCGAGAAAATTCTTGCTCCATTCTCTCCTTTGTTGCGTAGTCCTCAATGTGACTATTAACTTGCCCAAGGCTATTTTTGCCGTTCAAAATGTATTGTTTCATATCTTGATATATTGTGCAGGGCTTGCGCCCTGCTGGTTAATACTTTTCAATCCAATACTCTGTTGTACGATTCAATCCTAAGCATGCAAATTCAGTCTTGAAATAACCTTGGCGTACCCAGTGAGGATAAAAATTATCGGTTTTTTTATATTCCCTAAACAAGCCGTTCAAGAATTGCTCTGCCTTGTCCTTGCGTGTAAAGTTTGCTAACTCATCGATTTTCTCGCCTTCAACCTGTTTCTTGATGTAATATTTTGCTCTTGCCATTGTCTTGTCTCCTATCTTTAATCGTAAAGCTCTTTAAATCCGTCTCGCTCGTTAAGTTGGGCTGCAAGCTTATCGGCTTCTTTCATTTCAGAAAATCCGAACCACTTGTTTGAGTACTCAACAACCTTGTCTCTTCCGTTGATTTCTGGTTTTACGAGTGCTACGGTATAACGTCCGTAGCACCCGATAACTCTCCATACTTTCCAGTCGCTCATATCTATGTCCTCCCTTGATTACTTAGAATACAATGTAACCACAAGTCAACGTCTCAAAGCGCAGCGGCAAGCGTCCATACCAGCCTTCAATGCTCGCTTGATGAACTTGTTGAAGAGTTCTGCACCGATGAGCTTCAAGATACCGCTTACTCCTACGAGTGTGTTTATCTTCTTGCCATCCTCTGTGCGTCCGAAGACCTTAATACGGAAGTTTGAGTTGATAAACTTTGTTGTGAACTCTAAAACGTTTGAATTTGACTTTTTCATTTTCTTTGGCTTGACCGTGTTGCCTAGGGCTTAAATTACCGAATGTTTATTGTGCTTATCTCCTAAACACGGTGCAAAGATATTAATATTTTTCGGTTCTACCAAAACTTTTCCCGAAAGATATTAATATTTTAACTTTTATTTGCTGTTTATGTCGTAAGCATGGCTATTTTCGGTCGTGTTCGGTCGTTTTCGGTACGTTTCCGGTACGTTTCCGGTACGTTTTCCACGCTCTATATAATAACAACCTGCACGCATTAGCTAGAATGAATATAATCTAACTCTCATATCCCCTACCCCTTTTCTCTCAATGAAAAGTGTTCTTCGCACAAAAATGGGCAGGAAAACGCTCTCCTGCGCTTCCTGCCCTTCTTAAAATTGATATTATGATTGAACCTATTGAACTCTCTTCTTGATGCGCTCATTTATCCAGCGAACCGCAAAGATTGCCAGGAATAGCAATACGCAATCGCCAGCGAATAATCTTATCTTATGCCATGTGCTCGCTGGCTTCTCTACCTCCTTGGTCTTGTATCGGTTCACGTAATACTTGACCTTTATGGTGTCGGTCACGAATGTGTAAATGTCGCCCACGATGGTGTCCGTCTTGGTCGTTGTCTTCCATCTGGTGGTCGTAAGATTGTGCCACCGCTCTTTGATTACAGTGTCGCCCTTGATGTACACCAGCACGCTGTCCTGCTTGATTACGGTGTCGCCATGCCGGGTGTCCTGCCAGTGGATCTGTCGCTGGTTCACGCTGTCACGTCTTGCACTGGTGTGTGCGCTGTCGTGATAAACCGTGTTATTTGTGGCTGATTTAGCGCAGGAACAGCCAAAAATTAAAAGTGGGGTAAATATAAGCATGGCTAGAAATAACGCCACAGAACGCAAATTTCGCCATTTTCTTGAATTTTCCATACTTTGAAATGTTTGATTGATATGTTTATTATGCAAGCACATCGATTTTTAAGGCTTCCTTGGCTCGCTTCAAATACTTCTCGCAGGCTGCCAGTCCATTGTAGCCTCCGTTTATCTTCCTGCGGATAGCCTTCAAGTTGTCTTGGTCTGCCAACTCATTGCAGCCGAAGGTGTCGAATACCCACATCGAGGATTTCGTTGCTCCCAGAGAACGCTCCAGAAGTTCGGGACTGCCCACAACATCGAAGCCGCAATAATTGGCATACTTCCGGTAGTTGGCTCGCCCGGTAATCTGTATCAATCCTCTGCCCTTATACTTCACGCCATCGCCATGCTGGGTGTTGCCGAGGTCTTTCCTGCCCTCGTAGGCTCTGCCGCTTGCCAGTTCCTTTGTATATCTGAGCTCACCGCTTTCGTGGGCAATCTGTGCGAGATAGTGCGCCATCCTTAGTGGGGTGTTGATGTGGAAATGCTCTGCCCATCCGTTGATGATTGGAAGGTAGGTGTCTGCCCTGCTGCCTGCATTCGGCATTACCTTTAGAAGTTGCGCTCTAGTTATCCTCATTATCTCCTCCTTCCTTCTGTTCTTGGTTAAGTAATTGTATCAGCGTCTTGGCGATGTCTTCCTTGTTCTCCAGTATTACCTTCATCGTGCGCTCCTGCTTGCGTATCTCTGCCTTCTGCCAAGCCTTCTCACGTATCGAAATAAACTCACAGAAGACGCAATACGCTGCCCACAGCATCGAGAAAATCGGAACTTGAAGGTTGGCGCATGCTGCGATGATGTCAATGCAGACGGTCGCCATGAAAGGAGAGAAGTACTTCCTCGCTTTGTCGCAGGTCTTCTTCAAGCCAGTGCTGGTCGTGGCTTCTCCATTCCGCTTCGCCTTCCTTACTCCGAAAATTAAATCTACCACCATGGCGACAAGCATTGCCGCCATACATAGTGAAACGATGAAAGCGAACCGGTATAGGTGCTCCACCGCAAATGTCTGAATTACTTCGTTCATATCAATTTATTTTTTTGGGTTATTCCAATTTTTCCCAGTCGATGGTAACGCCCTTTCCGATGATGTCTGCCGTCCACCTGCAGAATGCCATACCCTCGTATCCGTCCGGATCACTGGCTACGGCAATAGCATACTGTACGCAGTCGCTCTCGGTCTTGATTACCTTCGGGTAGAAGTCCGCATAAGCCATATTTGCCAAATAGAGAATATCCCCGATGGTTGCGCCCTTGGAGATTATCTCGTTGTTTGTAGCCAGCCGGATTTCGTCTACCGTCCATCGGTGGCTCGTTCCGTCTACGTTCTTCATCTGCTCGCTTGCCTTGATTGCTAGCTGCTTCGTGAAGTGGTAGCCGTGCTTGGCAACGTATGCCACATATCCGCTGGCTCCCATGAGTGCCTTTGCTGCCTTCTCGTATGGTAAGCTGTGGATGATGTCGTTCTCTTGGTGCTGGTGTCGCTCTTCCTCGCTATCGCAAGAATGGCGCATAACGATTATTTTCTTCATTGTGCGCCCTCCTATCCTAGTTTGTCGAGTAACTGTTTAACCATGCCACGAATGCCGCTTATATCGCCCTCAAGTGCCTTGAAACGCTTTTCTGTTTCCTGCTTCTCCTTGATTGCCGGGTTCAAAGCTGCAAGAAGTTCTTCGCCTTTGGCTTTCCGCTCCTTGCTTGGCTCGTATGCCTTGATTATCTCATCGGCTTCATTTACCAATTTCCCAACTTCGGGCAAAAGGTCTGCCTTATCGGTTGCCAGTACGGTTTCGCCTGCAAAGGTAACTCCGAGGTGTTCTGGTATGGTGTAGATGGTCTGCTTTCCCTCCACCTCGATTGTTACGTCTCGCATTGGCTGTCCGCTGCTGGAAATGGTTGCGATGCCAGTGTTGATGTGCGGCTGGTTGTCTACGACCTTGCCTTCCTTAACTTCCACCGTCTGCTTGTCTAGCAAATAGACCGGGTGATTTCTCTGAATATTTTTAAATTCCATAATGCGCTCTTTTTAGATAATTCGATAAATAGACAAAAAGGGGTCTCACTGATAGAACAGCGAGTTGCCCCTTGATAGATTTTGTTCAGACCGCCTACGCACCAGTGGTGGTTGTGGTGGTCTTCAACGCTGCAATAAGTTCAGCGTTCTGTCGCTGCTGGCTCAACTCCAGGCGTGCATCGTTGTACCGCTGCTGCAAATCCTGCTGCCAGTGATTGTTAAGCACATCGATAACTCGCTGGGTGTTGTCTTGGTTCGAGCGGATGATGTCGCACTTGTCCTGCTGAAGCTGGAAACCGAGTGCCGAGAAGCCTCGCTCTATGCTGCGGTTGTTGAAATCGAAACCTCGCTGCATTGAGTTCTCGATGTTTTTCTGCCCCAGCTGGTTGTCGTAGCCCATCTTGATGATGTTCTGCTGGGTCTGGCAGCAGCAGTCCTTCAGTGCGATGGTCATCTGCAAGTTACCCTGCGAGATAGCATTGATTACTCGCTCTGCCGAATAACCAACTTGTCCGCTTATCTGCTGGATGCCTGCCTGAATGCCGCAAACAGAAGCCTGCAATGCGTTGAAGTCGCAGTTCAAGTTAGCCGCCAAGGTCTTCAAGTCTTGGTTGTTGCCCTGGATTGCTCCCATCAACAAGTCGCTGTTGTGGTTGTCTGCCATCTGGTTGCGAAGGCTGTCAATCTGAGACTGGATTTCGGCTCTCTGAACGTTTCCGTTCTGTCCGTTGTTCCATCCATCGCCATACATGAATCTGAACATTCCGAGCATCATCATGTAGGCGAAAGGGTTGTTCCAACCTCCACCCATACCACCGTTCATTGCTGCCAGCATAGTCGCTGGATCATTGTCTCTACCTCTAGCGAGCAAGGCTGCTGCTAGGTTGTCATTGCCACCGTCCCCAGTGCAATAAACTTTCTCGATAGTGTCTGCCATATAATTTTGAGTTAATTACGTTACGGAAGCCAAATACTGGAATCCGCTGCAAAGATACTCTGATTTATGGCTCGCTCCAAAAAGTTAGTGCAGGGGTATTTATCGAATTATTGTCAAAGAACGCTTTTGGTTATTTTCTTTTTGTTTCTTAAATGCAAATCGGCTCTACGTCCTTGTTTAGAAGGGTCGCTTGTGCCGTGGCAAGTCGATAAACTCGAGACGTACTGATATAGGTGTAAGCCATCTTGCCCAGATGTCTCACTGCTGAAACGGTGCGGTTTAATACGGTCGCAATGGTCGTAATACTGAACCCTGCGTGTATCATCTGCTCAACGACCATACATCGTGCCATAACGAGGTTTTCTGCTCTCGACTTGCCGAGAACGTCTTCTCTCGTAATGCTCAACTCTCCGTTCGGTAGTTCAATGGCACAACACTTGATTACGTTGTCTATAACTCGCCATAGTTCTTTCTCCTTGTCATTCATAATAAAATGTTTTAATCGTTGCCCAACATAGAATCAATCATGCCGTCAATGGCTTCATCGGTCATGCCCTTCTTAATAGTAGAATCTGCGCCAATTGACTTCATCATCATAGCTAACCAGGGGTTGTCACTCTCCAGCGTGGATTGTATCTGCTCCTTGTATGCTTCGTGAAGCTCGCCCGATTCCTTGAAATCCAAAAGAACCGTGCGCAAGGCTTTTACTGCGTAGTTATCCATCAGCAAGGGATTGTCCCTTGCTGATGATAATTTAGTAAGAAGCACAGCCAGTGCTTCATGTAATTGTTTCTTATTCTTCTTCATATATCTATTTTTAAAATTTCTAAACTCAGCTACTTATAGTTCGAGTTTACCACCACAAGCATATTTTCTTGAGGTTTTAGTAACTCCTGCTTTAGGAGTTACTGGTTTTGCTCTACCTGTTTTATTTCTCATAATAATTTATTTTATTTATACAATTTTATTGGTTTTGAACAAACTCTACAACAACAAGTTTATCATCATCTGTCTTGATTAAGCGGGTATAGGTATTGTATACCGTGTTCAAAACATTAATCTTATTAAGAAGTGGACCATGTGATGACATGCCCATTTGATATATGAAGCTAACATTGTCCTTGTTAGTGCAATAAGTGTTACCTCCTTGCGCTCCTGCAAAGACTATCTCTAGGATGCCTCCTTTCGACGCATTTTGAAACCAATTATATACGTTGATATCCCTTGAATAATCCATTCTAACAATCTGATGGTTTGTAACAAACGGAATACTTATATATCCTGCATTGTCTAGTTCATTTCTATAATCATAATTATTAACAATAGCTGTGCCAAAACTTGCTTTTATTTTCGTCCAAAGCTTCTTTAGTCCACTTTCATCTAAGAAATTCATACAAACCTCCTTTCTATTTTAATGCATCAATTACCGATGTTGGGATTGCGCTGTCTGCTGTAGCTCTTGAATCTATTTCGTCAAGCTTGAGTTTATCATGTCCATTCATGACACCACAGCTCATAGTTGTAACTTCAGGAATGTATGCATAAACTATTGGGTCTTCATCTACATTAGTAAATTCTAACTCAACTCCATTTCGGTTACTAGTTGTATCTGGATCCACATTTACATGCTGAATGTTCTCACTCTTCTTAGTGTATGTTGTATCAATACTATCAATCTTAGCTTTATCGCTAGCCTTCATAAGACCATCAGTTTTAGATGTAGCTAAACCGTATGTGGTATTCGTGTCAGTCCATGGAACGTTAACGTATGCCTTCTCTCCACTCAACTGCACTGGATAGTTTCTTCCGTTGGCTGTATAACCTACTTGAATACCCCCTCGTGTACCATTGGCTGCAAGTGGAAGGGAATAGTTATTGGCGCCCTCAGCTATTCTATCCAATTTATTCTTGTCACGTATAGACATTAAGCCTGCCATATTTGATGTGGCATCTTCAAGTGCTATTTCTACCCTAGTGCCACCATTTATAGCAGAGAAACGTATAACCTGCTTTAGTACCTGTCCTTGTGGTGTAGAATCGAGAACGTTTTGGATCACTTTAATTTCACTCAAGTTAACTGTCTCACTCTTTTTAGCATAATCTGCAAGGTCTACTGTAGCACGGAAGTCTCCGAGTTTCTCCCATTTTGAAGCATCATAAGTTGCACTGGTATCACCAGTATAAATATATTCCTCATATTGATTCTGTGTAACACCACTAGCATCTTTAATAAGATAAATATGCTTCTTAATATTAGTTGTAGGAAGAGCAGTTACTACTTCTGCAACTGTAGTATCAAGATTACCTAATTGACTTAATGGAACATTGCCCTTTGAATCAAGTCCGGCGATGCCATTGCTAGCATTCAAAGTTTTCACACTTCCGTCTGCCATCAACACTTGGGTTGCAGTACCACCACTCTTCACGATAGCTATGGCTTCCATTCTATTTTCATCCACATTGAAAATAGATATAGTTTCATTTTCCTCACCAGATTTTGTTATACTTAGTTGTTCTCCGTCAATCGTATACTGCAAACCGATTTCAGGGTGAATTTCACCACCTCTCTTGCTAAAAAAATTAGAATTAGCCCAGTTCTTAATCTTCTCCCAAAAGGAAGCAAGTCCAATTGCGTCTAAAAATTGCATAATCTATTGTTTTAAATTGTTATTTACTAGTAATATCTGTTATCTGTTCCTCCGTGATTGCTGGAGGGAAGTCCTTCGTCACGATGTCGGTCACTCTGTTTGAGATATCCTTGTAGATATCCGTGCCGAGTTTTTTTGCTGTCACGCTGCCGTCTCTGATGTTTCCAGTTGATATACAGTCCTCGGTCAGATGGTCGTGTTTGACAGCTCCCGGCTGGAGTTTGTCTGAGGTAACACAATCGGGTGCTAGGTGTCTGTTCTTTACAGAGCCATCGGCAAGCTTCGCTGCCGTTATCGCCCCATCCGCAATTTGCGCTTCCGTTATTGTTATCTTGGCGAGTTCACTCTTGATAATCCTAACGACCGCATCGTTCTCCAGTTTATCGTCCATCATGGCGAGCATCTTGTTTAACTCGACAACGATGTCGTAAATTTCCGTGCCGACACGCACCGCTGTGTTCTCCCCAGCCTGCGTTGCGTCTCGTATCTGCTCTGCCATACGGAGCATTTTTTGAATATCCTCGTTCATGCCTTATGTGCTTTTAGTTGCCTATTGCGTGAATATGTGCCCTCGTTCCTCGCTGTGCCTTCACTTCCCCTTTCTGGGTGAATGCCTTGAGGTATTCGAGTGCATCTGATAAATATCTTTCTGCCATATCCATGATGTCATTGTATTGCTTGTTGCTCGATAAGTCCTGAACATGGTCTGAATAATCGTCTCTGTGGCGCATTCCACCTGCTCGGCTTATAATTGTGCCATCGGCACGAAAAAGTCTCGCATACGTGAAATAAGCGAGTGCCTTGCGTATTCCGCTTGTGTACTTCTGCACCTTGGTTTCGTCATGGCTGCAATCGCCCTCCTTTTTGGTGGTGTATTCGCCACCGTCCAGGAAAGTTGCAGGCTGGAAATCGGGCAAGACTGAATCGCCCCACTCTCCCTGCTCGGTCGCTGCCTTGAACCGCTCATACCCGATGGCTGGTATGATGTTCGCATCTTCGCATTCCCGAATGTATGCGTTAACATCATCCTCATCTAGGTGTGTGCTGGTAGGTCGTGCCAGTTCTCGGAACTGGTCTGCCGTGATAAGTTGTTTTCTTTTCTGTCCTCCCATAGGCTCAATTAATCTATCGTGTTGTTCCCTGCCGCTTCGCTGCTGATATACTTCAACGGCTGTAGCTTGGGGTCTAGGTTCTGAATGGCTGGGTCGTGCCAGCTATCGAAAATTTTCCTGAAGGCTCGCTCGATGAATCGCTGCTCGGTCGTTACCTCTCCGGCATAGTATTCGTAAGCGTCCTGCATCACTTGTCCGCTGAATCCCAGCTTGCCAATACGGATGGAGTAGAAGAGCTCTTGATGGAACTGTGCGTAGATGCGCTCAATAACGCTGCTGTCGGTCACGGAAAACTCCTTGTCGAAGTTATTCGTAGGGAAAGCCACTACCTTTGGTTCGTCTTCCTCGTTCTCGACCTCGACAGCTAGAATCTTCGCTGTATTCTCGTCACCTTGGAACTGCAAAAGGTCTTCATCAGAAATCATTTGTCCGCTCTCTACCTCTTCGCCTTCCTCGTTGAACTTCGGCACGCCCTTCTTGGTTACGAGCATACATGATACGAGGAAGTTGTTGCGAACGTTTCGCATCTTCACGTTGCCCAGTCCCTCATCGGTCGAAATCTCCGTGATGGCTGAATCGTAGCTGGCTGTCGGATAGATAAACTGCCCGTCTAGGCTCTTCCACAGAATCTGCCCCTTGTAGCTGTCGATGCCGCCAGAGTTCTCAATCTGTTCAAGAACGATGTCGGGGGCGGGATTGAAGGTGTTGATGCGCTCAATGGTCTTCTCGTTCACCATCAACCGCTTTCCGTTCCTCGTTTTTTTCTGCTCCCAGTCTGGATGCAGCAAGACGTGCGCCACGTTCCCCTTGTCGTCCGTCTCTTCCAGTCGGCAATTCTCAAAGGGTACGTGGCTCACGCTCGACACCTGCCCTAGAACGTTGTAGTTTACATGAAGGGCAAAGCCTCCAAAGCGTGCGAGGTCTTGCGCTACGTTCCGGAGCAAATCGTCTGCCGTGTCCCCTTGCTGGTTCATCGCCAACGCTGCTAGAATGTCGCTATCGAAGCCGTAGCCCTCAATGAATCGGGCATATCGGTTAAGGCACAGCATTGCCGTTCCACTGGCTTCCGTGATGCGTGCGAGGTTCTGCGGATAAAGATTATCATATCCGTATGCCTGCATTTTGAATCGGCTGACGTAGCCAATATCAACCCTTCGCTTTGGCTTTTTAACTGTCTTAACGTTCATACTGCTTGTGTCGTTTTACTTGTTGTTTTACTCTTCTTCCTTGCCTGCTTTTTCGGCTTGGTCGAGGTCTTTTTTCTTGTCGCTGCCTGCTGCTTTTTCGGCAGGATCTTTCCTGGTGGTATCATCTGCACCGCGGTCGCTGCCTGCTGGCGGCTGCTTGTTCTCGATGAGTTCATCGCTGGGTATCTTCTGAAAGTAGCTTTCCATGTGTGGGTACTTCGTCAGATATTCATGCGCTACCTTGTCGGTCAGGTTCTCATTAGTGAAAATCTTACCATGGTAGAAGTCCGGGCAGGAAATGATAAAACCTGCCTTCATAGCGTAATTACATGTTTTTGGCATTGCCTTTTCTTTTTTGAGTTTTAGATAAATTTCAATCAAAGCATCGTGGTAACACTGCTGGCAGGTTGTCGGGACAAACCGCTTCCGTGTTACCTCGAAATATAGAGTTTCGATTACTGCCTTGTCGGTTGCATCAAAGGGACTGTCGAAACGTGCCTTCAACTCCTCGACCTTGGCTGTTGCTTCCTCGTAGGTCATGGCTTAACCTCCTACGGCTGTTGTCAGACTGGCGTACTTTGCTGCCGTGGTCTCGCTGTCTGTGTCGAAGAAGAAATAAGCTGCCTTCGGTACGCTCTCCTCTTCCAGCGTGATGAGCCAGCCGCCCTCCGTGTCGTCAGAGTACTTGTCGTTCTCGCCTGCGCTTGCCTTCAGTGCCTGCGCATATCCGAACACCTGATACTCTGCCTTTCCGTCTGCTCCCTTTGATAGGTTGCGAAGGATGATAACGAACTTTCCGTTCGCCAGTCCGTCAATGATATTTGCGCAAACGTCAGGTGTGTTTGCCAATACAACGACTGCCACTGTGTTCTTCCAGCTGTTGCGATACGTGCCAACGGTCAGTTCGGTCTTGGTTCCAGTGAATGGCTTGCTGCCTTCCTGCCGGATAGCGTATGCTTTCTTGCCAGTCTTCAAAACCAATGTTTTAATTGTATTGCCCGCTACAACGGACTTGGTGAAGTCAATGTCGTCTCGGTTGATGATAAGTCCATCGCCCTCCAGTCCCTTTGTTACTTGGTCTTCGCAAGGGATGATGATGTCCTGGGCGATAAGGCTCTCGCAAGTTGTTGCCATATTAATTCGTTTTTAATTGTTATATCCCCAACACCGTTTTGTGGGTGTTGAGGATTGTCAAAAATAACTTAATACTAAACTGAAAATTTGGAGCGATTAGTAAGCTGCATGGATCATGCCCTCTTCGAGGAGAGCCGTTCCAATCTTACCAGTAGCATAGAGATAGTTTCTGCGTTCCTTTTGGTCGAACCAGATGTCGAGGTCGCTGATGAGATTGTCTGCGTCTGTACCAATCATAAGGTGCTTAGGGTTGCAGAATACCGCACGGTGTGGAAGGTTGATTGTAGCCTCGCCCTTTTCGTATGCCTTAATCATTCTGTCCCAAATGCCGACACGTGCAATCTTCACTCCGTTGTAGGTCGCTACTTCGAAGCCATCGAACAACTTCTCCCATGGTATAATGTCGTGGTAGGTCTTCTTGAGGTCGTAGGTCAATGCGTCAGCAAGCGAGCGTGTCATGAGCAATACGGCATCGCTGTCGTCTACGATACGTGTGTCTGCATCCATCAGGATGGTGTCTACAAGTGTAGTAGCCGCACCACTCTTGCGCAATTCAGAAATCTGCTCTGCTGCCGTATCCTTACTGTTGGCTGCGATGGCGGTATGGTTCTTTGTCGCTGTGGCTGTAAAGATGCGCTTGAAGAGACCATCGCATACATTGAAATTACTGACATCTAAGCCTGCTGTCAGCTTGCCGCCACCTTCACCTGACAATGCTGCCTCCTTGTCACCAAGCCAGCCGAAACGCCAAATCATCTGCTCCATGGCTCGCTGGAGTGCATCTGCATAGATTGCCATAAAGTCGGTGCTGGTGAGGTCGCCAATGGCTGTACCAGTCTTCAGTGAATACTCTCCGATGGTTCCCTTTATTGCCTCGTAGCAAATCTTGACTGGGATTTCCCACTGTCCGAATTCCCAACGCTTCTGAGAGTTTGCGATACCCTTCTCCTCATAGGTAGGGTCGCAACCGCCACCCTTCTTACCGACCATTTCCATCTCTCCGAGAAGAGCGATAGGGTCTTTCTCTTTGACCTTCTGAATGTTCACGAATGAAGAGAAGTCTTCATCGTTGTAGAAGGTTTCCTGCACGGCATCCTTGATGCTTGCGAGGTTTTCTGGCTCGAGTTTAAGGTTCTCAAGCTGCTGTTTTGTAAATCCTGCCATTATTTTCTTTTGGTTTAATGGGTTAATACTTGGTTACTTCTTGCCCTTTTTGTGGAGCTTGGCAAGTCTCTCCTTGATGGCGTTCTTGCCTTCCTCGACAGCGTTCACGTTGTCGCCTGCGCCCTTGCCGCTTGGCTGTCGCTGCGCTGGCTGGTAGTGGCTGCTGTAGCCTGCCAACACCTTCTCAGCACCGCCTGCCATCTTCACGGCATTCAGGATGCGCATGTCTTCCTTGCTCTTTGCGAGTTTCTGTGCGCCTGCCAGCTGCGCCTTGGTTTCGTTCAACTGCTGTTTGAGTGCTGCTACCTGCTGCTTCAACTTGGCTACAGTGTCGTTGTCGGTGCTTGATGCGCTGCCGCCCTCACCGCCCTCACCTCCTTCATTGTCGGTGTCGTTGTCGGTGTTGTCTGCGGTCTGAATGTCGGTAATTACACCGTCCTCGACAACAATTGTCTTACCGTCCGGCATTTCAAACGTTCCGTCCGGACTTGCCTTGTCGCCAACTTGTGGATCTCCCTCTTCACGCTCAACGGTCAGTGTCTGTCCGTCTGCTGTGTTGAGCTCCATCGCCTTTGGCTCTGCCTTGGCTTGTGGCTCTGCCACCGCCTGCTCTGCTTCCTCCAGTGTCTTCACGCCCAACTTGGCGAGAATCTTGTCGAGGAGAGAAGCCTTTACTTCTGTTTTCTTCTCCATTGCTTTTGGATTTTGTTGTTTTGAATTAATAAAATTTTCGATATTGCGTTTCGATGCGCTTGCGCTGATTGGTGCAACGGTGCTGCTGATAAGACCTAGGCGCATAGCCTCGCTGGTGCTGATGAAGATGTCCTTATCCATCAAGGCTTGTATCTCTTCTCGGTCGCACTCGCACCGCTCTACGTATGCGTCCACCATCTTATCCTGCCACATCTGCATTTCCTCGCCCAAGTTCTTCAAGTCCTTTGCGTTCAGCTGGTCGCCCAACCCCCAGCCAGGAACCCAAGGGTTGTGCAGGAGGAAGGCAGCGTTCTCGTATGCCTTGCGGCTCTCCTTTGGTGCTGCGAGCATGATGATTGTTGCCATGGATGCCGCCTTGCCCTCAACGGTGCAGGAAATCTTCTTACCGCTCTGCCGCAGTCGGTCATAAATCGCCCAACCTTCGACCACAGAGCCGCCATTGCAGAAGATGCGCATATCGATGGTATCATCGTCTTTCGGTATGCTTGCTGCAAAAGCATCTATGTCTTGAAAACACACGCAATCACCTCCCCACCATTGATACCAGAACTTGTTGTCTTGGCTGTCGATGTCGTTGTATATTCTGAGTTTTGCCATTGAATCGTGATTTTTTAAGTTTTAAAACGCTGCAAAGATACGATATTTTTCGATATGTTTATCTCGTAATCAGTTAATTTTTCTAAACAAGCCCAAATTTTGCGCTCTAAGCGGCTTTTATTGCCTTGGGTGTGTAACTTTACCACCTTTAAGCGAAAACCGCTCAGAACGCAAATCTTGAAGAAATAACTACCCTTTAAATCCTGCCGATATTCTCTATCGTCTGCACTCTACGCTGGGTTCTGTTTATCTCCTCCACGCTCACTACTGGCTGAGGAGCCATCTGATACCCTCTTGCTACAGCTGCCGCCAGCATATCCATGCCGATGTTGCTGCCTCCGTTATTTACTACGATAGGCACGCCACCTCCTAGCTGGTTGAATGCGGATAATATCGGGCTGAACATCGATGTCGCCTTGGCGGTCATTACGCTCTCGCCATTGGAAAGCCTTGCCGGGATGCTGTCGCTCGTTCCAGTGCCCGAGCCTTGGACGTAGCCACCAGTGGAGAAGCCCTTGACGAGTGCTTTCGCTCCTGCGAATGCTGCTTTAAGCAATGCGAGTTTCGCTGCTGCGTCTGCCACGCCTGCCCATCCGAGTTTAGCTAAGCCTCTTCCTAGGATTTCAATGTATTGTGCCTCCATGGCTATCTCTACGGCATCAAGCAAAGAGCTAAGTAAAGATTTCAGAAAAGAATGAAAAGATTTATCTTCACTATTAAAGAAATCGACAAAAGCATCTCCAACTGCCAAAATATAGTTTTTCATGTTTTGAAGTTGTTCTTCTGTCAACTGCTTCTTTTTATCATTCTCATTCTTTTGTATTTCCACGTTAGTATCGCTCAGGCCTTTCTGGAGCTGTTCCTGCACGGCTGCATAGTCCTTGTAGGCTTGTATCTTGCTGTCTAGAAAAGCCTTGTATCTCTCCAGCTTGGCTGCATCGTCTTCCTCTCCAGTGCCACCGTTCATGATGTCCGCATCCCTTCGCTTCTTCTCTGCTTCCTCGAACTCCTTGTTGAGTTCGTCCACAATCTCCTTCGCTTGGTTCTTCAAGTCCGCTTTCGCCTTTATCATGATGTCGAGTAGCTTAGCCTGCATTTCCTGCGCCTTTTCCGCTCCGATTTGCCCTGCCGCCACGTATGCGTCAATGCTCCTCGCTACCATGTTCTTCTCCAGCTGTTCGAGGTCGTTGCTGTAGTCTCGCTCGTTGTCGTACATACCTGCAAGGTATCGCTTCTTTGCGTCCATTACTTGCTCGTTGTACTTGTGCTGTATAAGCGCAATCGCTTCCTGCAATTCCTTTTCCTGCTTCTTCCTGCGCTCTGCCTCTGCCTTGGCTTCCGCTTCTTCCTTGGCTCTCTGTGCCTTGGTCTTGGCAGTGCTGCCCTTGGCTGCTGGTGTCGTTCCCTTGTTTCCGCTCGCTGGCTCGCTGCTGGTCGCTCCACCGTTCACGCTGGCTAGCTTTATGTGCTCTAGTCTTCCGTTCACGGTGTTCTCGAATCCGTCAGCGAAGGAATTGCCTATCTCTATGCCAGCGTTCTTGATGTCGTGCCAAGCTTCCTTGATTGTGCCGGAAATGTCGAATATCTCCTTGAATCCCTTCTGTGCCTTTGATAGGTCGAAAGTCACGATACCTTCGAGAATATCAAGCATGCCCTTGGCTGCAAAGCCCATCCTCTTGAATGCGTCTATTCCGAGATTACATACGAGTTTGATTGCGTTCCACATCAAGCGGAAACTTGTCCCGAGTGCATTGATTATCCCTCGCAACAGAAGGCTGTCATTGTACCAGTCGATGAAGTAGTTGATTGCCTGCACAACTCCCTTGATAACTGCCGTAAGTGATTTCTTTGCAATCGTTGACAACTGAGCCTTCATGTTCTCGAAGCCACCCCCTGTGTAATCAAACAGAGAAGCCATTGCGTCCTGCAATTCCTTGGTTGCGTTCAATTCGTCTTCTTGTGCCTTTGCGAGATCACCGGACTTTGCCTTCACTTTGTCCATATCAAGTTCGATATTACCGAGCATCTCGATATAAGCAAGTCCGGCATCCTCTCCAGGACCACCGAAGATGTCGGCAATTGCGCTACCTACAGCAGCACTTGACTGTTGGAGTTTCTTCAACTTATTAGCCACCTCTTGCATAACCTGGAATGTGGTCTTGCTTCCGTCCTGCAAGTCCTTCTGAACTTGCTTGGAAGAAATACCTATTCCGTCAAGTGCGGCAGCCGTAGCGGTTGTCATTTCTCGAAGTCGTATATTTCCTTCCTTGATGGTATCAACACCCTTGTCGCTGAAAATTCCCTCCTTGGTCGCTTGCGTTGAGATTGCCACCATTTCCTCAGCACTCAGTCCGGCTTCCTTGAAGTATCTCGGGTATTCCTTAATCGTATCGAGGAATTCTCCGTTGGCGTTTGCACCGCTCACAAGTCCGTCCTGCATAATTTTCAAACTATCAGAAACGGAAATGCCGAAAGCCTTGCTCATCGTATTAGCAGACTGCACCGTCTCCGTGAATTCCAAACCGAATGTATTGGATACCGCAAGAACCTCGTTGCGCACGGATTTCATCTCGTTTCCGGTCAATCCGGTGAACTGCTTCGTCAGTCGTGTGGCTTCCATCAATCCCTTGTTGTAGTCATACCACCACTTGAATGCCATTCCAACACCAGCCACACCTGCCATGGCGAGGAAATAAGGGTTGGTCAATAAGGAAAGAGCCGTATTTTTCAACGCACCAAACTTTACCTTTAGGTCTTCCACGGACTTTCCCATTTCCATAACCTTTCCGATTCCAGTATCATCAACAACATCAAAACCGAAAAACTCGGTGTTCTGCAGGTCGTCAGCCGCCTTCATCATGGAATCGTAATAGCTGCCAACACTGCGCTGAAATCTTCCAGTAGCCTCCTCTGCCTCTTTCAGCTCCTCTATCAAGTCTTGGATATGCTCCTGCATCTCCTGACCCTTGGAGCTATCACGCTCGGCACGGCTCATCTCATCGTAAGCCTTGGTTGCATTGGAAAGCTGGGCACGCAGCTGCTTCAAGCTGCCCTCCTGCTCGTTTTCTGTGCGAACGTTGTTCTGTATCTCCTTCTGCAGGGCACGCACATTGTACTGATACTCCTTGATGGTTGCGTTGATGGCTTCCGTCTGTACCTTCATTTCGTTTGTCGTGATGGTCTTGTCTTTTTCCTGCTGCTTCAAGTCCTTGATACTTGCCTTTAGCTGGTCTATCTTCTCTTTGTATCTGATGATGCCATAGATTGCATCCTCGTACTTGACCTTGATGTCAAGAATCTGCTGTTTGTCTTCACTTACCATAGTTTTTTCTTTTTAGCTGTTCAACTCTATCATTGTAACCTCGCAATATCCGCTGTTTGTTGTCTTGATTTCGAGAACCGCGAAATATGCGCCATACTGTGCAAGGTACACTGGCTTCGTTTCGTCAAAATCTAGTATATCCAAGTCCGACAGATTGAGCCGTTCCGTGATTACATGCGCCCTGGCGATACTTGCTGCAAGCTGCTTGTACTTCGTATCGAATATGTTCTGAAGGTCAATACCAAATCGAAGTGCAGCTTGCTCCTTATCATCTCTTAGCGTCATTATTCGCTCCTTGCATCCCTTATACTCACCACCGTTTTTCATGCCGAATGAATCCAGCGTTCTTATCGGTATCCGGTTGTCATCGCTGGCTGCAAAAGGTAGCGTCCACGTGTCCTGTTCGTAGTCCAAAGTTGTGTTGCTGATTACGAGGTCTGCATCATAGTCCCCGGTTGTCTCTTCGTCTTCCTTCCACTTGTAGCGGTTGTGTTGCATAAAGTCTGAAACGGAATACTCGCTTTTCCGTGGTGCACCTTGGCGGTCATACGGAATGAGTTTTCCGCTCCAGTCGTAGGCGTTCGCCTTGTTTGCCCAAACTCTGGTAAACATGATAAACTGCACTTGCGTGCTGTTGGTCAGTTGCCTAGGGAACGAGCCAGTTATCAAAGCCAGAAACTTAATGAAGTTTGTTACCTCGATTTCAGGCAGGTTTATGCCGATAGGGAAACTTCCACCAATCGGAACGCTGTCCCCACTCTTGACGCTCGCAGTGATTTTGCCGCCATAAACGGAAGGAATGTTGACTGTATTTATTCCGTGCATGATAGTCTCAAACGTCAATACATCGTCCTTCTTTAGCGATATAGTGTTTGTCCCTGCCGAAAGCAAATAAAGATAGCCATCGATAGCATATCTGCGTAGTACGACTGGGTACTTAACCTGTCCATCCTCGTACTTCAAATCTCCGAACTCGTATTCCTGCGTGGATGCCTCACCTCCAGTAGTGCTTGGCGTTGTAACGGTCATTTTCACGCCCATAGGCAACTGAATCTCCGCTGCGTCTTCAAACTGATGTCTGACGTAGTATTGCACTTGCACATCAAAGGCCAGTTCGCAATCCTTTGTTATCGTCAGTTTCTGCACGTCTTCGCCAGTGCTTGGCGATACGGAAGTTATGGAGTTGCTTATGGAAAGGGTGAGTGCTCCCAGTCCGTCACGGCTCTTAACGTCTGCGGTCAGATTACCGATGATTGTCTTGTCGTCTGCCTTGTTGTTGATTATAGGCACAACTAGGTTGTTCAACATCTTCTTTGCTTCATCATCCTGCCACACGAAAGATACGCCCGACTTCCTCGCTATCCTTGACAATAGCCAGTTCACGGTCACACATGGCTGCAAGAATTTTGGGGACGTTTTATATTCATCCACCGCCACATCATCGCCTACGAAATCCTCCTTATTATCGCCATCTATCATTTCGTGCATAGGTGTCAGCCCGGTAACTGATAGCGACAGAGTGCTGTAATATTCGGCAGGTGCATTCACTACGAGGTATGCAGCTCTAGCCTCTCCTCTGATGGTGTATACTTCCAGCGTCTCATCTTCTCCGCTCACGGATATAACCCGCATGTACTTATCCAGTACTGCATAGCTTCTGTAATCGCCCTTTCCTTGCGCTTGCACATTTGCCGTTGATGATGGCAAGAAAGGGATAAGAGCACAGATCATGTTCGATGCGCTCTCTATATTTCCGCTTATATACTTTCCGACCTCTGTACCTGTTCTGATGCGTCCACGGCTAGGCGAGTATTGTGTCGTGGTATATTTATTCCTCTGCACCAAATTAATGCCAAAGTTATCTTTGCTCTCAATTCGGTATGGATTGTAATAAGCAAAGAATATCCCATTGCTCACGGCTTCCTCCCTGGTGTTTGGAGTGTTGTACTTTTCAAAAAGCACTCTGTCTGTCACTCCCAGTTCGTTCAGTTTCATTCCGCTCTCTAGTAGCTTCGTGAACGCTGGCATTATACCCCAATAGATTGAGACATCGATATTTTCCTCGATGCTCAGAACGTTCAAACGTCCGTCCTTGATAATTTGTACACCTCCACGGAAAAAACTGCACTTATGGAAAATATAGGGGTATCTGCTGCCGCTCTTCGGTCTGTCCGCTTGCTGCAAAACTGAAAGGTTGTGAACAGTCCGTGGCAACTGGATGGTGTACGTGTAGTTCGAGGTCATTTTCGTGACGTCACGAAAAAGGTTGCTCTTGATGTCGAGCACCACATCGGTGTTCTCCGGCAAGTCCATCAAAACACCGTCAATGTAAAGTTGCTGGTCTATCATAGTCTCTGAACGTTAATGTTGTTAATAATCATTTCACACACGAAATCCTGCAAGCAAGCTGTGCTCTTCGTGTAGCTTCCTGCCTTGATTGTCACGCTCATCCACTCATCTTCCTCTTGCGTCCAGTCTCCACCGAGGTACATGTCAACAACTGGGCTGCTGGTTAAGTCTTGCAGCATATCAAACGTATCTCGGTCTACCAAAGGAGCACAAAGTTTAATGGAGTCCGTACGATCGTATCCCTGCCTTCTTCCATTATCGCCATAGTAGCCGTATAGATAATCGTCTAAATTGTTGCGTATGAAACTCAGGTCGCTGGCTATTTCCCTCGTTTCCTCCCCAGCCGCAAAGAGCCAATAGCGGATAAATCCGTGTCGGTCAATCCAACGTAAATAGATACCGCTCTCGGCATCATCTCTGTCGATGCGAAGCAATAGAGACTGCTTGCCACCGGTGGCTAGACTGAAAGTAAGGTCGAAAGTATTGTCGAAAGTTCCCTGCTGAATCTCTCCATCATAGTCGTAGATGTTCCAGTATTTTGCACCACTAGGCAATATGCCTGCGTAGAAGTCCACCATACCGTTAATCGGAATCTTCAGTAGATTATTTGGTACTCCCTCGTAACCGATTAGTAGGTTGGCGTTCAACTTGCTTAAGTATATGCCAAAGGTGAACGGATAATGAGTAAACCATGTAATCCGTTTGTAGCCGTTCCACGTCTCCCCATACTTTGGTGCGCCCCAAACAATGTTCGTGGTGAAGTCGATGCTCACAAGCTGTTCGTCTCTGTCATCGTATGCATTGACCTTGATTCTCACTAGACGTTGTAGAACGCTGGAATCATAGCCTATTGTCCAATCGTAGGCTGCATTGATATGTCCGTCAAAGAGAGCTTGCACGTATGTCTTGAAGTCCGTTATGCACTTTTCGTTGAACGCTTCCACATTGTAGGAACGTTCTATGTTGTACTCTCTAATTATTACCTCAATCCACGATAGGTTGCTTCCGCTCGCCTTGATGATGCAAGGCAAGAATGCGAATCCTACAGCGTCCGGGTATTGAATCGTGATATTGTTTTTTGTCGTCTGTCTCATACCGTCTCATTGTTAAGTTTTATACTTCCCACCGACTGGTGGATTAAGAAAATAAGTCGCTGCCCAAGCCGCTTCATTGTGTCTGGAACGACGTTGCTGTATACGTCAGCCCTGCCGCCAGTCCGGTGCAGCTTAGACCCCTTGTTGGCGATGGTGTGTGCGATTGCTCCTGCCATGCTCATGTCGCCACGCTCTTGTGGTGTATACTTGTGTGCCCGGTCGGTCTTGTAGGGTATAGGTGTACCGTGCAGCCCCTTGTCCTTCATCCACTGCCGGATGATGCTACGGAAGCCGTATGGTATCTTTCCTGCCCTTCGTCCGGTCTCAAGCACCCCGAATGGCTTGTGTCCCCAGAGGATGGTTTCTTCCTCGCTGGGCTGCTCCACCTTTAGGCTCGCTATGGTGCGCCCCGATGCGTTCTGTCCGTTGATACGAATGTGGTTGATGATAAGCTGCCGTGCTCGCTCCACTTCCTCACGCATGATGAGCGATGCCGCCTTGGGGTCGAATTGAATGCCTCCCTTGCTCATACCTCACACCCTCCTATGCTCTGTGTCAGCTGAAGGGAGTACATTACGCCCGACACGATCGTGCTCAAGCGCTCGATGATTGTCTCGTAGTACTGCTTCCCCTCCAGCGGTTCGAACTGGTGCGACTGGTTGATGGCTCGTATCATCCTTGCCCCTGCCACCTTCATTCGGTCGATGCACTCTCCGTTGTCTTCTCCTTCCGCTCCCCTCGGTACGGTGTCGAGATAAGCCAGGGCAACGTTCACGGTATCGTATACCCTGCCGTTGCGTATCTCTGTCGTGCCGCTGGCTGGGATGATGCACACGATTGCCGGATAGTTCAGTTTCTCCAGCTTGGTGTCTGCTGTGTCCCAGTCCTCGAATAGGTAGGTATAGTCTGGTAGCGTGTCTGCTGCCAGCTGCTTTAATGTTTCTCTGATTGTTGCCATAATTATCTGGATTTACGTTTCATTTCCTCTGCCTGCAACTTCTGCAGGTTCCGCTCGTATACGCTTCTCTTGTTATCCATTTCCATGCACTTGTAGATGCGAAGCCATGGAGTTTTTAGAACCTGGTCGTGGTCGCTGATGCCCATCCTTACCGCATACCAGTCCAGCATGCCGAACAGTCCGAACCGCAGGGTATCGATGCCTGCCTCCTTCTCCAGTCTCGTTGGCTTCGCTGTGTCTGTACTTTCGAATAGCTTGTTGATGCGCTCCACCTCTGATGTTACCCAACCGATGAGCATAACAACATCAACCGCCCTAGCCTGCTCCACTTCCTTGTGGCTCAGACCGAGGACGGTTGTCACTATCTGATACAGACTTTCTTCGCTGTCTGATAGCTGGGAAAGGTCTATTAGCTGCCCGATGGATAGCTGGTTGAGATTGTCGGGCACTTGCTTTCCTCCAACGAAAGCTGGTCGTGGCTGCTTGCCGATTTTATAGCTGGTGTGCCTAGCAACTGCCAGCCAATACTTGAATGTAGTGTTATTATCCATACGCTTTATAATTTTGTCGTTATCTTTGTCTCAATACGTGCGCCCTAGCCGTTCCATGGCTTGCTACTGATAACTTCTTCAAGGCTACGTATCTTATTGCGTCTATGCCGTGGTTGAATGCGTCTATAGGCTGGTTCGTGGTCTCTCCATCCCTTGACTTCTTCCACTTGTATTGCTGCATGTTCCCGATGATGCCGTGGCTGCGTCTGGTTATGTTGATGCGGAAACGCTTGAGAATGTCGATGCCGTTGTTGATACTGTCCGCTCCCTTGGTGCTGCCGATTATCCACAGCCCTCGGTTGTGTATCTCCTGAATGCTCTTAGGCTCTGCCGAATCCGCAATGATAAGGTCACGTTTCGTCCGTCCTTGTTCCTTGCATCGGTCTGCGATGTCATCGTTCGTCATTCCAGGCTGGTAGATTTCTTCGTCCACCCATAACTCTCCGTGCGCCAATATAACGTGCTCCAGCGCAGTTGGGTCGTTGGTGAATCCGAAGTCCATACCCCTGCAATCCATCTTCCACTCCTCCCTTGGTGGCAGCTTGTCAACGATGCCCCAGTTGGTGAAGATAAGCCCGGTTATCTTTCCGGTCAGTCCACGCGCATATACTCTCCAAAGTTCGGGGTCGTCAATCTCTTCAATTTTCTTGTGCTCGCTCTCTGTAAGGAATCTGTTGTTTCGGTGGTCGCTCAGGATTAATCTGCAGTCATCCCTTCCGATGATG